AGAATAACTCACCTTCTTTACAGGTAAGATCGTGGTAGCTTTCAATACTCTTAAATCATCGGTAGTCTACTGATTTACATCATATATATTATAACGCTTGTTAATATACTGATTGATGGCTTTATTGAAGAAATAGTTAAAATCAGTAAGCAATAAACTAGGAGCATTTACCTTGTTTAATTCTGTTAACATTCCTTCCCAAACTTGCCTAGCAGTCATTGTTATTCGTCTTTATAATATTCAGGATAAGTATCTTTCTTAATAAGCTCAAGAACTTTTAAATTCTTAGGCTGTTGCATCCAAGCAATCACTGCATCATCCGTAGCACCTAAAACAATATTATCGCCATATAAATATAACCTATTCTTAATATAAATTACATTCTTCTCCTTAGCTTCAATAAACAATAACCTCAAGCTAATATCATCACCAGTATATAAGTTAATGATCTTGTTAGGTTCTTTCTCTGCAATACGAAGTAAGAAGTCTGTAACATCAGCAATAGGCTGATTACGCATATCCTTACCAAGAACACGAGCCATATTCAATTGACCTTCAACACCACGAGGATCATCATAAATATAAGATTCAGCCTTATGAATAAGCTGCTTGTGAGATACACGCTTCTGAGTATCCAAACCAGGACGATCAATATACAATTCTGCGACACCATTGCGTGAGGGCTTAGAAGGAGAAGATACAGGACCGTCAATCTTCAAGGTGCCATCAGGATTACGCTCATCTCTACTCTTAGCAATTATCGGGCAATTCTGAATAGCTTCCCATTCAGCTTTGTCATGCAAGTCCTTTAAATTAAAAGTTTTGCCACTAACAATTGTAAAAATATGATTTTCAGGGAAAAATACTTTAGTACCTTCAGAATAAGCATCCCTTTCCTTTTCTGAAAGAATCATATCACCCTGTGCGTTTACCTTCTTAATACATGCAGGATATTGACCAAAACGATCCTTACACGGTTGAATATAATATTTTATATCTGCCTTATCATAAACACTACGAAGAGTGATCACATCATTATCAAATACTACATCAGCTGTAGTAACTGCCTTTTTTGCCATAATACTTATTTACATTTAAAAAGAGAAAGTAAAGCAGAGAAATAAATCCCTGCTTTACTTTTAAAGTAATCTTAATATTTATTAAACTTCACGAATGATAGCACTTCTATGAGGAGTAAATACAGCAACACCGCCGTAACCCATCATTACTAACTTGCTACCAGCTACGTTACTAGCTACCATTCCAGATTCATTACCTTCCATACCACCAACACCGGCGATCTTGTTAGTAATGAAGTCCTTACCCGTAAGAGAATACTTAGCAACTGCAGGCTTACCCGTCGTCTTGTCAGCGGTTAAGTCAATGCAAACACCATAACCCTTATCAGGATATTCACGCGAAAGAGCACGGTCTACAGCAAAGGTAATAATGTTACCACCAAATTCATAAGAATTGAAAGTAGCACCAACCTTTACATAACCACCTTCACCCCTGTTCGCACTCTTAGAATAAAGATAAGTACCATCGGTACGGAAGTTCTTAAGGTAATCACCAAGCGATTCCTGAAGAGCATTCCAGAAACGACGGTTAACTACAAACATAAAGTTGTTACCCGTATCGCTCTGAGCCTTTTCAGCTAAGTCAGACATAATCATGTTAAAGAGACTTACCGAAGGCTTGTTATTATAGCAATACTTGTTTGCAGCAGCTTCAATCTGAGGAATGAAACCTTCACCAATATAAATAGGTCTATTGGTATGAGGATCCTGAATAGTAGCTTTACCATTAATATCAATGTTACCCTTATTCAAGAGTAAACCAGTATTCATGGCATACATGAAGGTATCGAGCAATTCTTTTTCTTTCTTCAACATACGGAAAGTACCTTCGCTCTTATTGCAATCCTTGTCGTCAGCAATGTTCATGAATACCTGCTCCGTTAAAGCATACAAGCTAGACCAACTAGCATCTGCACGGAAGGTAGTCATGTAGTTGCGATGGCGTTCAATATTGCTTTGAAATTTAGAGTACAATTATTGTTAATCAATATGTTTCCATATTGTTCAGACTATATCTTAATCTAAATATTTAAATACAAAGCCTTTACAAAAATTTCTTTTTCGTAAGGCAACTTGTTTTGCGTTTTTATATCCAGCCTTAACGCAATCAGTCATTGTTTCAAACATTTCAAGTAAAACACCTTCTTTAGTAAATCTTCCCACTTTTCTTTTATGATAAGGTCTTTCTATATTCATTCTATTTTTCATAGCTTTAATAGCACCTATATTATCAACTTTTTCATAGGAAAACTGATGGCCTAAGAATTGATGTTTATTCTTTATAGCTCTAGGCAGGTGTCCACCTCCAGTAGAATTAGGATTAAGGTATTTAGCGGCAGCTATTAGATTTTCAAACTCTCTTTCGAAATTTCCTGATAAGTCATACATATATACTTTCACCATAAATTGAGAAGTATCTCTACCACCTAAAATAACATTATAAGTATCATCTCTTTTAACAAACTCTTCTGTAACTAACTCTTTTTCTAAAGAATAAGCTTCTTCACAAGTATCAAAGATTTTTAATGTTGTTCTTATAAAGTTCTTAATACCATACTTTTTAACAGCATACTAAAAATAAGTTTTAGGATGCCAGTAACTTGATGGTCTATTTATATAAATACCATTTCCTACATAACCATCAAAGACTAAAGGATCTTCAGTCTTATGAACACCAATATATATTTTATTGTTTACTTTATTTACCGTTTGATATACTATATATTTCATTGTATTCAAATTTTAGATTTATTCCATTTCGGGGTTTCTTTCCCCTACGTCTATCCAGACTAGCCGTTGAACGTTCCTTAGTACTTCTCATTGAGCTTGTATTCTCTAAGGCTTCGCTGCTGATTGGCATACCTTTCGGATTAGCTTTCCAGCAATTAGAAATATTTTTTTAATTTTACATTAAGCGGCTAACTTAACGGAGGAGAGCAACTCATAAATAAAACATTGAGATTGTTTACCCTCCTCTGATAATTCAGGCACAGCAACACTCTAGAAAGTAGTAGTGTCACCAACTTGGCAACCACTAAGATCAAGAGTAGTGTCATAGTTATTATCAATCAAACGAACCTGAACCTTCCAGTAATCGTCACGCATACGAATAGGACGACTTACAACCTGGCACTGCTGACGGGTCTTATCAATACGGAAGATGTCATATTTCTGATAATAATTTTCACGGAAGGCCATTTCAATTTCACAACCGTTAGCACCATCCGTAGCGGGAACTTCCGCGAACTCAACATGCTTAATTTGGTTCGTTTCTACATCCCATTCAAACACCAAAGAATTGGTCATTTCAAAACCATTATTCTTATCGTCTTTATAATAAACGTTACGAAGACCATCCAAAAGGAAATTCAACGTGTTATCAGTGTACATACGCGCTACTACACCGAGACGCTGAGGACGAAGTCCTAAATACTTAGACCAATCTTCATAAGTTTTCGTATTACCCATAGTAGGAATACGACTTGTAAAACTAGCAACTAACATATATTATATATATAATAAATTTAATTAAAAGTCATCAATGTTTGCATTATCGTTATTTGACGACTTTGTAGGTTTATAAACAACAGAACCCCGTTCTTTACTACGTTGCTGATAACCTTGATTATATGCTGCTTGCTCTCTCTATGCCATCTCTTGCTGATAGTAATTATTAATATCCTGCAACATCTGATCTCCATTCAAAGTAAACCAAGCTGCCTTAACCAATGTGGCAGGATCAGCCATAGCCTTCTAGAAATAATTATGACCGGCAGCATCTGCACCGGTTAAGAAATCATAAAGCATGGTAGCGTCTCTCTGGTCAAGATTTAAATCAAATCCTGAAATATTTTGTAAGTTGTTAATTTGACTAGCAATAGAATTGGCATATTGATTATATTGTTCCTATGCCATCTGCTGTTGCTCTAATTGAGCTTGTGTAATATTCTCAGCTTCTGCTCTACGATACTCATCTCTAATAGCGTTTACTTGCTTTTCAAAAAGCGTAGGATTGGATTTTGCTTTGTCTAAAGCTTCTGCAGCTTCTTGATCAGTAACATCCCCCATCCTACTGATAAAATCAGCAGCAAACAACTCATCATCATTAAGATCATCAACTTGATAGTGTTGTACTTCCGGAGTACTGGCTGCAGCTTCTGCAGCTTGACTTTGTACATAATTAAGATACTCGGAAGGAGTCATACCACTTCCGCGTATGCTTGAAATCAACGAAGATTCTTCGTTACTAATCTGAGGACCTTGTAAATATGTAGGAGTTTTCAAGATATTCAATTGATCTTGCCTATCCAAATCATCCCAACGTTTATCTACAATCTCCCCATTCTCTTCGTATTTTACATGATCCCGGTCCTAAATACCTTGGGCTTGGAGAAGATCATCTACGATGTCTCCACCAGAAGAACCGGAATTACCATTATCATTTCCAGTGTCACCTGAAAAATCATCAAATTCATCATCCATAATCATTTAATTGTTAACGACAGATCATAACCGTCAATTTTTGAAATCAATCTTTTAAATGTCTCTTTACTATCTAAAACTTTACCAACGGCTTTATTCTTACCAACTAAGATACAACCCTCAGTATCATCTTTTGTATTTCCACAATGGATCAATACACCATCAAATCCAGGGACATTTACAAATCTAGGTACACGACCTCCACAAACTTCCTTGTAAAAAGGATTCTTAGAAAACCTAGGACTAATAACGTCTGTACGGACTTTATATAATCCAGTAGGAATTGCAGTCTAACTATGTACCTTCTTCTTTAAGATCTATTCTACTAACATCATGTTATTTAAACCTCTGTCAGTATCTTCTAGAGTAT